TCTTAACATTCTATCCCGCTCCCACAGAACTACGAACAAGATGATGATTGAGGCGTGGAAAATATACTTGCGTGTCCAGAATATGTCTGGTAGAATACCTCAAAAGTTCCTAGACAATGACCACAATAACCCTATGCGGGTGGAGACTTCAAACAAGGTCAGGATCAAGGGAATGGATTGGAGCAAGTTTTACAACACCCACCTTAAACCATTCGATCAATACTACCGACATGGTGGCAACTGGAGATACGGCAGATGGAAATCACAGAAAAAGAATTAAAGCGGTATGATAGTGTTGGCTCAGTTGAGCGTAAGGTCAGGCCGTCTAATGATTTTACCAGCGAAGTCTTCGACTTCTTCTACAATGAAGAGCAATTGCAGGGGGTCAAACTTCCATTCAACCAGTTTGACAATAAGTTCAGACTGCGCGGGGAAGAGTTGACAATACTTGCGGGGATTAATGGCGCGGGTAAATCCCTGCTTGCCTCTCAGTGCCTACTGTCCGCTATGGATCAGGGCCACAAGTGCCTCTCAGTATCACTAGAGATGAGTCCTAAAGCGCAGTTGGCTAGGATGTGGCGTCAGGCATCACTGCAAAACAAACCAGACATGGAAGCGGGGTTGCAGTTTACCAAGTGGAGCAATGACAAACTGTGGTTCTATGACCAACACGGCACAGTCAACCCTCGCGTACTGCTGTCTGTCATGCGGTACGCTTACGACAAACTAGGCATTGATGTATTCCTAGTAGACTCCCTGATGACCATGAATCTAAACAGCGATGATTGGAACGGTCAGAAACAGGTGGTTCAGGGGCTTGCCAATACAGCCAGACAGTTAGGGGTACACGTTATACTTGTGGCCCACGCTAGGAAAGGGCAGTCAGTCAAGGACAGGCTAGACAAATGGAGTGTCGCGGGATCTGCTGATATCACTAACAGGGCAGACAATGTAATCATTCTGGGCAGGGTGCATGATGACCCAGAGATTGACGCATACCTAAGTCTTTGTAAAGCAAGGCATTTTGATGGGGCTGAGATGGATTTAGATTTGAAACTTGACTTAGCCTCAATGAACTATTACCATGATGGGCAATTACCAAAAGCAATATTGCAAACTCCACCCAAGGGTGGTATAATGGGTGAATTAGATAGAGTTGCACTAACAGAGGGGATCAATGAAAACATCATCCGCAAAGTCCAAGGGCAGAAGACTCCAGCAATGGGTCAGATGTCTGTTAATTAGTACCTTTGATCTAGAGTCAGATGATGTACACTCACGCAGTATGGGAGCAGGGGGTGAGGATGTTATGCTCTCCCCAAAGGCTAGAGCGATCTTCCCATACAGTATTGAGTGCAAGAACGTGGAGAAATTAAATTTGTGGGAGGCTTGGAAACAAGCAGAAGCAAACGCAGGGGGCTACGAACCCTTGCTAATTATTAAACGCAACAGGCAAAAACCTTTGGCAGTCGTAGATGCTGAACACTTTATAGGAAAATTAATATGAAATATGTAGAGATAGCGTTGAAGAAACCCTTTGCCAATCACAAGTGGCGGAAAGGTTACAAGGGTGGTAAAGACTTGGTGTACATTGATGCGCGTGATGTAATGAACCGGCTGGATGAGGTGTTTGGTGTTGGCGGTTGGCAAGCGCATTACGAAAGTGTAGGTGGCCGTATGATCTGTAAGTTGGCTTGCAGGATTGACGGTCAGTGGGTTACTAAGTCTGACGGCGCGGGTGATACTGACATTGAAGGCGACAAAGGGGGCATTAGCGATGCCTTGAAGAGAGCCGGAGTCCTGTGGGGAATTGGACGCTATCTCTACTACCCTTCAGCCTTTGACTCAAACAGGAAACCCGCAGAGTGGGCTACGCCAGAGGGTTATGATAAACTTATGGAACAACGTCACAACAAAGACATAGAACAATGGAGAAAAGAATATGAAAGTGCGCTCTAAGAACAAGAAAGAGAAGCAGTACGATCAGTTGCAGTTAGACCAAGCAAGGCGTGACTTGGCAGAACAGGCTGTAAAGTTTGCCCAAGAGTTTGCTGAGTGCGAGGGGGATGTGTACTACTCTACCTACAGGGAATTCTCAAACAAGTCTTGGCATTACGAGAGAGAAAAAGAAAACGCCGCGATGCCGAAGGTTGGGCCTACTTGGGATTGGGAAAACAAAGTATGCGGAGCATATAGATACAATGAAATTTAGAACTGAACTAGGCGAAACTATTTTTAAGCAGAAGTACGCAAGCAACCCTTATGAAACGTGGGAGGACAAAGCACACACCGTAGTCAATAATGTATGCGGTACATACGATGGTAAAAAGAATAACTTGATGTCCAAGTCTGACCAAGATCAACTGGTTCAGTACATATCTGACTTTAAGTTTATGCCCGGTGGCCGATACCTGTGGTACGCAGGGAGAGAGGCTAGGTTCTACAACAACTGTTACCTTCTGAGGTTGGAAGAGGATACCAGAGAAGAGTGGGCTAGTGTGACGCAGAGAGCAATGTCCTGCTTGATGACAGGTGGAGGCATTGGGGTGGATGTATCCATAGCAAGGCCGTCAGGCAGACAACTCAGGCGCACAGGTGGGGTTGCCTCCGGCCCCATCCCCCTTCTGCACACCTTGAATGAGGTCGGCAGGAATGTCATGCAGGGTGGCAGTCGGAGGTCTGCCCTGTATGGCTGTATGAACTGGCAACATGAGGATGCCGCTAATCTACTTGAGGCCAAGAACTGGCACAACATGAAGGCTGGGGATACTACCCTGTCTGCTCTTAAACAGGCAGACTTTAACTTTCCTGCCCCATTGGATATGATGAACGTCAGTCTGAACTATGATGATGCGTGGCTAAACACTGAGGCGCGGGGTTCTGATCCCATCTTTGTTAAGAATGTGCGTCAGGCTATGATGACAGGTGAACCGGGATTTAGTTTTAACTTTGGAGAAAAAGAAAATGAAACGCTTAGAAATGCTTGCACTGAAATTACGAGTGAAGATGACAGTGATGTCTGTAATCTTGGCTCTGTCAACCTTGCAAACATTGATTCTATTGAAGAGTTTCGTGAGGTGGTTGGGCTTGCGAGTAAGTTCTTGGTATGTGGACTTATCAGGGCGCAATTACCTTATGAGAAAGTTGAAGAGGTAAGACAGAAGAACAGTCGTATAGGGCTTGGACTTATGGGTATGCACGAATGGTTACTCAAACGTGGGCATAAGTACGAGATGACAGATGAACTTAAACAATGGATGAAAACTTATGAACGAGAAAGCAAACGATCCGCTGACGCTCATTGCGACAGACTTTTTCTCAACCGTCCTAAAGGCTACCGAGCAATCGCTCCGACAGGGACAATTAGTATTCTCGCGGGAACAACCAGTGGCGTGGAGCCAATCTACGCCGTGGCATACCGCAGGCGCTACCTTGCAGATGGAACAAGATGGAAGCATCAATTTGTCGTTGACGGTACGGCCCAAGAACTCATCGACTCAGGAATAAAACCAGAGAACATTGAGTCTGCTGTTGACCTAGCCTTTGATCCTGAGCGCAGGGTGAAGTTTCAATATGAACTACAGAAGCACGTTGACCATGCTATCAGTTCCACGTTGAACCTTCCCGCTTGGGGAACGGAATCAAACAATGAGGATACTGTGGTTGATTTTCAAAAGATCATTGCTAACTACGCCCCCGGATTAAGGGGTCTGACAGTGTATCCTGATGGGGCTAGGGGTGGTCAGCCTATAACGTCAGTGCCTTATGAAGAGGCGCACAGCAAGCGTGGCGTTGTGTATGAGGATAACAGTGAAGAGCAATGTCTTAGTGGGGTGTGCGGGATATGAAAAAACTTGATCTTATACAAGAAAACCCTTTTGAGAAAATCAGTCTTGATTCCATAAGGTACAATACGATTCAATCTCATTGCTTGGTTGTGGAGGTTTATGACCACGCTACAGTAAAACTTTATCGTGTTGAAGAGGATGGTTATAAGCAGTATACGTTTGACGATGATACTCATATAGGTTTAATCGCGCCATACGAATTTCAGACTGAATGGGATGATATAGATTGTTGGGATTTTATCTCCCACAGAATGGAGGCTCTTAGGCGAATAGGTAAAATGGAAAAGCCTAGGATTCTTCCAGAATGGCTGTCTGAATTTCCCGGCTATGAGCCTGTAAGTGTAATGTGGCCTTGGGAATGTGAGTGTAAACCTATTAAGGATGAGATAGGATACACGCCAACCACGAAACAGATGAGGTCTTGGATGCGGGTAAGAAAGTCAGATGAGATTCTATGGAATTATTACTTAACTAGAGGCAAGGGTATTGCCCCTAAACAATGGCATAACCACCCTTGGGTAGACCCAGAGGATGATGAGCCGTGGTACTCTGACCTACCGGGATATGGAACCCCGCAAGGAGTTTATCTAAACGATGGAGTATATGGACATTGAAACCTTCACACTACAAGATGAAGATAGAACCTATTGAATATATTATGGTAAATAAACTTGACTTCTGCTCTGGTAATATAGTAAAATACGCTAGTAGATGGGACAAGAAAGGCGAACCAATGTCTGACTTGTGCAAGATCATAGAGTACGCAAACATATTAATCGAAGAGATAAATGAGTCTTCAAAAACGTAAGAGAATAAAGAGCAAGCCTTACCTTGAGTGGGTAGCCACACTGCCATGCGCCTCTTGTGAGATAAGGGATGGTACAGTTGTGGCTCACCACTGGAAGGGCGAGGGTGGTCATTTGTCAGGGGGTATGGGACTAAAGGCTAGTGACTGGCTGACTATGCCGCTTTGTCATAAGTGCCACAGTCAGATTCACTCAGGCGATGCCGCCCTTATAAGTTG